AAATATAAGATCAATAGTAAAACAAGATAAACGAATTAAAGGTGGTAAGAGGAGAGAATACGAAGCATATAGTGATTACCCTCAAGCAGTAAAGAACAACGCACAAAGAGGCATAGAATTAAACGAGAAGAACAACAATAAGTGTGCTACTCAAGTTGGCAAGATACGAGCTAAACAACTATCACAAGGTAAACCAGTTTCTAAAGAAACAATTAAAAGAATGTATTCTTATTTAAGCAGAGCTGATGAATATTACAATGAATCAGACAAAGAGGCTTGTGGTACTATATCTTATTTGCTTTGGGGTGGTAAAGCTGCTTTAAGATGGAGTGAAAGCAAGATCAAAGAATTAGATGGCTAGGAATGTTATTAAAGCATATATTAAACCAAAAAGAAAATCGCATCCACATAGCAAGAATGCGAGTAAAGGAAAAACAGGATATATAAAAAAATATAGAGGACAAGGTAGATGAGAAAATTTAGAACACCAAGTAAAACAAGTCCTAAAGGTAGTCGTAGAGGTTGCCTTTGTGCAGATAGGGATGAATACTCAATAGAATGCTGCAAAGGGGATATGATTAATCAAGGAATAGGTAACATAACAAAAACAACATAATCAAAAATACAAATAATAATTAATAATCGTTATAGTAATATGAAAGCAACAGAAATCTTAAAAAATATAAAAACTTTCTTAGGAGAAGAAACTCTAGAGAAAGTAAAAGTAGAGTTAGCACAAGCTAAACTTGAAAACGGAACAATCGTAGAATCAGAATCATTTAAAGCAGGAGATGAAATCTTTATCATTACAGATGATGAGAAAGTAGCAATGCCTGTTGGCGAATATATGATGGAAGATGGTAAACTTCTTGTAGTTGAAGAAGAAGGAATCATTGCAGATTATAGAGTTGTTTCTGATGACGTACCACAAAAAGAAGATCAAATAGAAGAAAAAGAGGAGTTAGATGAAGAAGCTGCTGTTTATGACTGGGCTGGTATGGAAAAAAGAATTAAAAATCTTGAAGACGCTATTGCAGATTTAAAATCTAAAATGGGAGAAAAAGAAGATTTTGAAAAAGTTGAGGAGAAAGTAAAGCAAGAGTTATCAAAAGCTCCAGCTGCTGAGCCTATTTCTCACAATCCAGAAATGGAAGATAAAAAGATCAATCTAAAGTATGCACAAAATAGAAAGCAAACTTCTTTAGATCGTGTATTAAGTAAAATGTATAATAATTAAAAATAATTAAAAATGGCAAATCCAACTTATACTGCTGGAACTTACGCTGGTGAGTTTAGTGGTAAAATATTAGGGGCAGCGTTGCTTAGTGCATCAACTTTAGATGCTGGTGCAGTAACAATTATGCCTAACGTAAAGTACAAATCTGTATTACAGGTAGGTGCTTGGGCAAATGTAGTAAAAGGTGCATCGTGTGATTTTGATGCAACAACGACTTCACTTACTCTAACAGAAAAAGTATTAGAAACTAAAGAATTACAAGCTAACGCTCAACTTTGTAAAAAAGAATTAAGAGACGAATGGCAAGCGATTGAAATGGGCTTTTCAGCTTATGCTGATATTCCTGCTTCTTTCGAGGAGTATGTAATTTCAAGAGTTGCTGCTCAAGTAGCAGACGCTTTAGAAACTTCAATCTGGGCAGGTGCTGCAGGTGCTGATGACTTTGATGGTTTTCAAGCTCTTGTTTTTGCAGATGCAACAGTAGTTGATGTAGTTGCTGCTGCAGTTGATGCTGCAAATGTAATTGATGAAATGGGTAAAGTAGTAGATGCTGCTAATAAAGCAACATTACAGAAATCTGACTTAACTCTTTATGTTTCAACAAATGTAGCTAGAGCTTATATTAGAGCTTTAGGTGGTTTCGGAACAGCAGGACTTGGTGCTGCGGGTATCAACAATCAAGGTACTTCTTGGTATTCTAACGGAGCGCAATTGACTTTTGAAGGTATTCCAGTATTTGTTTGTAACGGAATGGGTAACAACAAAATGATTCTTACTTATAAGAGTAACCTTTTCTTTGGAACAGGTTTAACTTCAGATATTAATGAAGTAAGATTTATTGATATGGCAGACAAAGACGGATCGCAAAATGTGAGAGTAATTATGAGATATACTGCAGGATGTCAAATCGGAGTAGGAGCAGATATTGTTTACTATTCTTAATAATTAATCTAAGAGGGGAGGTTAATTCCTCCCTTTTTATAATAACTATATAATATGGCTTGTTTATTAACAAAAGGTAGAAAGGTACCTTGCAAATCAGGAGTAGGTGGCTTAAAGTCAGTTTACTTTGCAGATTTCGGTACTTTGGGTGCTATTACTATCGCTGATTTTGAAATTTCAGCAATTGCAGGTAGCCCTACTTTATATCAGTTTGATCTCAAAGGTAATTCAACAATGGAAACTACTGTAACAAGTTCTAGAGAGAATGGTACTACATTTTATGAAAGTACTTTAACTTTAAACTTTACATTCCAAGACAGACACACTCAAGAAGAAATAAGACTTCTTGCTATTGCTCGTCCACATATTTGGGTTGAGGCTTATAGTGGCGAAGCAGGTAGCTCTTATTATTTAATGGGTAAAGTTAATGGTTGTGAATTAACGACAGGAACTTTTTCTAATGGAGCAGCAATGGGCGACTTAAATGGTTACTCATTAACATTTGTTGCACAAGAAATGGCTGCGCCAGACTTTACAATTTCAACAGTTGTAACAGGTGCTTCTCAAGGCTCGCAAATAACTCCTAACTAATAGGATTTAACTTTGTATCAAAAAAAATTAAGGGGTATGTAAATCGTATCCCTTTTTTTTATATCTTTATTAGAACTTTATCAGTTTTCATAATAGAGTAAATTTTTTGTTTAGTAAGAAGGGTGGTTTAATTACCACCTTTTTTTATGTACAAAATTTAAAGATAGTGCGTTATATAAGTATGATACACTTGACTACAACGGCATCAGCACAAACGATTAATATAATTCCTAGAAATTATGGAGGAACTGTTAGTATGATAGTAAGAGACGACTCAACAAACACCTCAACAACTTATTCAAGTATTACAACAACAACCGATAAAAACTATCTAGTAATATCTAAAGCACTTAGCCCAGTATTAGTAGAAGGAAGATTTTATGACTTAACAGTCAAAGAGGGAACAAGTGTTATTTATAAAGACAAGATTTTCTGTTCAGATCAAACGATTAATCAAACAAACAATGATTATTACTCAGTTAACGAAGGAGCTTATACAGTTCCAACTGGTGCAGATGCTTACGATAATGATTATATTATAATATGAAAAATAAGACACAATTAAGTATTGTTAATTTAAGTACCTATACATCTCCACAAGTAAAAGAGAAAGCTGGTACAGACTGGGTAGAGTTTGGCTCTGACAATAACTATTTCCAATACCTAATAGATAGATATAATGGCTCTCCGACTAATATGGCTATTATTAATGGTATTTCAGAGATGATTTATGGTAAAGGCTTAGATGCTACGGATTCACATAGACGCCCAGAACAATACGCTATGATGATTTCTTTATTCAAAGATGAGGTAGTAAGAAGATTATGTTCTGACTTAAAATTAATGGGACAATGTGCAATACAAGTTATTTATTCTAAAGACAGATCAAGAATTGTAAAGCTAGAACATATACCTGTTGAAACACTAAGAGCTGAAAAATGCAATGACAAAGGCGAAGTACCAGCTTACTTTTATTTTAATGACTGGAGTAAATACAAACGAAGTAGCACACTAAGAAGAATACCTGCATTCGGAATGTCTAACGAAGGACTAGAGATACTTTATGTTAAGCCTTATCGTTCAGGTTATAAGTATTATAGTCCACCAGATTACGAGGGAGGAACACAATACGCAGAACTAGAACAAGAAATATCTAATTATCACTTAAACAACATTCTTAATGGACTTGCTCCTAGTATGTTAATTAATATGAATAACGGAACTCCTTCTCCTGAAGAAAGAGAGATGATAGAGCAAAGAATATACCAAAAGTTCTCAGGTACATCAAATGCTGGTAAGTTTATTCTTAGTTTTAATGATGATCCTAGTACTGCTGCAACTATTGAGCCAATTCAATTAAGTGATGCTCACAATCAATATCAGTTCTTAAGTGATGAAAGTTCTAAAAAGATTATGGTTGCACATAGAGTTGTAAGCCCTATGTTACTTGGAGTAAAAGATAATACAGGTTTTGGTAGTAATGCAGACGAATTAAAGACAGCAAGTATCTTAATGGACAATATGGTAATACGTCCCTTTCAGACGCTTTTAATTAACGCCTTTGATAAAATCCTTGCTTATAACGATATCTCTTTGCATTTATACTTTAAAACGCTTCAGCCGCTTGAATTTACAGACTTAACTAATGTAACAGATGCTGAAACAAGAGAAGAAGAAACAGGAGTCAAATTAAAAAAGATAGACGGACAAGAAGTTTATTCTACTAAAGAAGAAGCAATTGAAAAAGCTAAAGAGCTAGATTGTGAAGGATATCACGAACACGAAGAAAATGGGATGACTTGGTTTATGCCTTGTAAAGATCATAAAGAAGCTACAGAGCTTGACAAGTTTATAAACTTAGGAGAAAACGAAGAGGACATATTAAAAGAATATGACTTAATAGATGAACATCAGGTTGACTATGATTTAGACGATGAATTAAACGAAAACATTAATCAACTAAATAATGAAGTAAAATTAGCAAGAGTAGGTAAAGCAACTCCTTATAAAGATAGTGAGCAAGATGGTAAAAGTAAAAAGAAAGGTAAAGAGAATATAACATATTTAGTTAGATATATGTACACTAAAGCACCAGGATTAGCTAGTTCATCTAGAAATTTTTGTGTAAAAATGATGAGAGCTAAAAAAGTTTATCGTAAAGAAGATATTATTGCTATGAGTGATATTGCAGTAAATCCTGGCTTTGGAAAAGGTGGCAGTTCAAAATATTCCATTTGGTTGTATTCTGGAGGCCCTCGCTGCTTTCATCGCTGGACTCGTAAGATATATGCTAGAAAAGATGGAGAAAGAAGTTTAGGCAGTACAATAAGCACAAACAAAGCAATAAGCGAAGGTTTTAAACCTAAAAAAAATCCTAAAAAAGTAGCTATAGCTCCTAGAAATATGGAATATGAAGGATATACTGCAGCGTATTGGAATAAAATGGGTTTCACTTATGGTAATTTAATTAGGTAATTATGGCGACAGTATTATTTATAACAAGAACGGACTTAGTAAAAAATTCTATCATAGATGGGAATGTTGATACTGATAAATTTATTCAATTTGTAAAAGTAGCTCAAGAGATTGAAATACAAAATTATCTCGGAACTAAGTTATATGATAAGATAGGTGCTGATATTTCTGGTGCTGGTTTAGCAGGAAACTATCTAACATTAGTAAACGAATACGTACAGCCAATGTTAATATGGTACGCACAAGCAGAGTATATACCTTACGCAGCTTATCAGATAAAAAACGGAGGAATGTTTAAACACACTTCAGAAAATGCAGAAACAGTTAACAAAACTGAAGTAGATTTTATAGTACAGAAAGCGAGAAATACTGCTGAGTATTATACAAACAGATTTTTAGATTATATGGGAGCTAATAGTAATTTGTTTCCTGAATATAGTCAAAACACAGGAGGCGATGTATATCCAGACTCAGACGCTACCTTTAATGGTTGGGTGCTGTGATATATAAACCGAAAAGTAAAAATATAGTTAAACTTAAAAAGTTTTTAAATATGAATTGGGTACAAACAAATACAGGAAATATAACTGTAGAATATAAAACAAGTAAGTAATGGCAAATTACGGAAAAATATATGACTCTACTTGGTGGGGTGTTGGTGTTTGTGATAACACTATTAATTGGGGACAAATATATAAGTCTCTAGTTGATTGTACGCCTACTCCTTTATTTGAGATATTAGCAGAGAATGGAGATTTCTTAATAACAGAAAGCGCAACATTAACATATATAGTAACAGAATAAAACAAAAAAAATGGCAAATAAAAAGTTTTCAGAGTTTACATCGCAAACTGATTCAGCAAATGTACAATTCGTAGTAGGTTATAATGGATCAGACAATGTTAGGATTTCTCCAGGCAATTTATTAGGCGCATACCTTCCATTAGCAGGAGGAACTATGACTGGTAACACTATTCACGGAGATAATGTAAAGTCTATCTATGGCTCTCCAGGAAATGACTTACAAATTTATCACGATGCTAGTAATAGTTATATAAATGATGCAGGTACAGGGCTTTTAAAATTACTTACTAACGGATTAGAAATTAAAAATGCTGCTGATGATAGTTATATGGCATTTTTTGGTAGTACAGGTGCTTCTGAGCTCTATCACAATGGTAGCAAAAAGTTTGAAACTACAAGTACAGGAGTAAGTGTTACAGGAGATGCAACCTTCCCTGATGATGGTAAAGCTCTTTTTGGTGCATCTTATGATTTACAAGTTTACCACGATGGATCTAATTCTTATGTTAGAGATACAGGAACAGGTATATTATATATTGATTCAAATGGTACTGGTGTAAATATTATATCTGACGGAAGTAGTGCAACACCAATGGCAAATTTTGTAAAAGATGGTGCAGTAGAATTATATCATAACAACTTAAAGAAAATTGAAACTACAGCTACAGGTGTTTCAGTAACAGGTAATGCTAACTTTGCAGATGATGGTAAAGCTATATTTGGAGCAGGTGGTGATCTAGAAATTTATCATTCAGGTAGCGCTAGTTATATAAAAGATGTAGGTACAGGGCATTTAGTTGTAAACGCTACTGATTTTGTTGTAAATAATTCTGCTGATACAAAAAATATGATTATTGCAACCGATGGAGGTGGAGTTGATCTTTATCATAATGCTTCTAAAAAATTAGAAACTACAGCATCAGGTGTTGAGGTTAGTGGTACAGTAGATATAACACAATCTTCTGCAAGTGATCCAGTATTAAGGCTTACTGATGATGGGGTTGCTAATTACGATTTTATATTTCCTGATAGTAGCACAATAAAACTTGAAACAAGCACAGCAAGTGATAAAACATTTAAATTAATAAACGCAGGAGCTGGGGTTATGAATTTAGAACTTGCTGATAATGGTAAGGCTATATTTGGTGCTGGAGGCGACTTTGAAATATACCACGATGGATCAAATTCTTATATAGATTCTATTGGAACTGGTGATTTATATATAAGATGCGGCACAGACAATGAAAGTATAATATTTCAAAACGATGATGGTGCTGGAGGTTTAGAAACTTATTTTGAATTACAAGGTGTTGCTGGTGGCGCAAGTCCATTTACTGTTTTCCCTGATAGTTCTAATTTAGTTTTCGGTGCTGGACACGATTTAAGAGTTTATCATAATGGTTCAGGAAGTTATGCAGATAATTACACAGGGGTTCTTCAGTTTACTAATTATGCAGATGATTCAGATATAATATTTAGATCAGATGATAGTACTGGTGGTGTAACTGAATATTTTAAAGTTGATGGTACAAATCATAGAGTAAAATTTAGTAAAGACTCAACGTATTCGGATAATGTAAAAGCGTTGTTTGGAGATTCTTTAGACTTAGAAATATATCATACTGGCTCTCACTCTTTTATAAGTGAACAAGGTACAGGAAGTTTAATTACATTAGCAACAGACTATCAATTAAACAACTCTGCTAATTCACAAAATATGATAACTGCTTCTGATGGTGGTGCAGTTACGCTTTTTACTGCAGGAGTCGCAAAGCTAGCCACTACAAGCACAGGAGTTAGTGTAACAGGGCAAGTTAATATTTCTGCTTTAAATACTGCAGTAACTAATGCAAGTGATACTGGGACTCTAGGAGAAATAAGATTTACAGCAGATTATATTTTTGTTTGCGTTGCAACTGATACTTGGAAAAGAGTAGCAATAGCAACTTGGTAATATATAATTTTGTAAATTTATATAAACCTTAATATATATAAAATGAAAATCACAGAAGAACAAGTAAACAGAGTAAATCAAGTTATTAATACTTTACCTATTGCTTTTTTAAAACAAGCTCAAGAAATTGTAAAGATTTTAAATGAAAGCGTAGAAGAA